TCTTGGAAACCTTGCGCTTCTTGGAAACCTTGCGCTTGCGGCTGACCTTGCGCTTCTTGGAAGACTTCTTCTTAGAAACCTTGCGCTTACGGCTAACCTTGCGCTTGCGGGAGGTCTTCTTCTTGGACTTGCTCTTGCGGGAGACCTTGCGCTTGCGGGAAGCCTTCTTCTTCTTGGAGACCTTACGCTTCTTGGAGCTGGCCTTGCGCTTGCGAGTGCGCTTAGACTTGCCAAAGATAGTGTTGGTAATCTGCTTGAAGAAACCGGGTGCGCGAATTCCCTTCTTGCGCTTCTTGGCACCACCAGTCTGCTCGTTACCTTCCTTCACAGCGTTCTTGAGAGCATTTCCAAGCTTGTTGGCGGCGTTCTTCTGAGTCTTGAAGAAATCGTGCAGAGCCTTTACTGCCTCGTTGCGTTCCTCACCAGCCTTAGCAGCGAGATGACGGGCAAGGTGGTCCTTGGCAGCAGCATGTACCTCACGGCGCTTGGCAGCCTCATACTTGCGACCGAGGCAGGCCTCAAGAAGATGGACAAGGACATGGGATACCTCGTTAACTTGACGCTCAGTTAACTCAAGCTTGTTCTTGTTAGAGTTAATAGCCTTCTGAATAGCCTTGGCTGCATTATGAGCTTCCTCCTTAATCTCAGCGTTGTTAGGACCGTTGTTGCCGTTGTTGTTATTGTTGTTGTTGTTGCCGTTGTTGTTGCCGTTGTTGTTGTTGTTGCTGTTGTTGTTGCCGTTGTTGTTGTTGCTGCCACCACGGAGGAGCTTGTTCAGAGCGCTGAGTCCTTCGGTGTTACCGTAGTTGAGAACACCTTCGGCACTAAGGTAGTCCACAACATTGGATCCACCCTCCTGCAGGGAACTATGCTGATCAAAACGAGGGTCAAGGTAGTTTGACATTATCGATTATATTCAAACGCGAGAAAAAAAGGAACTTAATAAAAGTCATCAGCATCCTGCTGCTTTAACTTTTCAAACTCATCTCGCTGGACAACCTTCTCAACAATATTGATAAGACCTGTTGAATAGGCCTTAAAGAACTCGTTAAGATCCCATGGGTGACCCTTCTCATAAAGATTATGTCCTTGACATTCGTCCTCAAGCAATGCATGAATATTTAGAATCAACTCGCTATACTCAAGCTGAAAGAGATCCTCAACCTCTTCAATCTGATCTTTAGTTAAACTCATGTTAATAAGTGGTTCTTATTAACATCTTTCTAAACTAAAACTACTCTTTAAAACTCTGCAGTGCGCTTACTCGACTTGCGATACATAAACTTGCAAAACTTATCAAACACATCATCATCATTATCCAGTAAAGGCTTATCAGCAACCATCAATAACACTTTATGAAATAGGCTTTTCAACTTCTCCTGGTGTTCACTTAGCCACCTGTCGTACGAAAGACGTCGATGCCGCATTACTCCATTCGCTTTATGAAATCATAAAAGACCATCTTTCTAAATCAAATAAGAAAAGTTCTACCAAAAACAAATTATGCTTGCTGTTTCCAGATTTTGCGGAGAGCGTAGACGCTGATCTTTATGCCGTCCTCTTTAAGTTTTTGGACGGCCAGTTTTTGGGTCATATGTTTAGTCTCCCTAAGCTCTAGAATCTTTTTCATCTCTTTCTTACTGTACTTCGATCCAACAGGCTCTTTCTTCTTTTTGGTCTTCTTCTCCTCTTTAACATTCTCATACCAAAGTTTTACGCCATCGCTTGTTTCCAACCAGCCTTTAATCTCTATCTTACCTGCATGTACGTCTTGATGATGTTCCTTACACAGTACCACCAGGTTGCTCTTCTCATCTTTCTGGAAACGCCCTAGCATCTTGTTGTTATCAAATGTGCATTGGAACTTAATGTGATGTACATCTAGCTGTGTTTCCTTAAATGTTGTACCGCAGATAGCACAGTCGTGAACAAACAGATCTGCATTATACTTACTGGCCTTAGGTTGCACCAACTTCTCTGGGACATTAAGTAGTACATTCCGCACCTTAAACGCCTCCTCAACAAAGCTATTGTCCTTAATGTAATGCTTCATCACCTCTACACCATAAAGGCCTGGTCCAGGTCCAATGTTAAGCTTTCGGTAGTACTTAATATCGTTCTGCACATCAACGTGTAGGTGTGCAATCTGTACATTCTTCAAAGCTTTCATCTGATCTAGTGTTGTCAGTTCGTGTAAATGTGTTGCAAAGATAAACTGCACACGCGTCTTAGAGAACTGTTGAATGGCAGCCATCACAATCGCCATAGCTGAAACATGCTCGGTACCCCTACAGATCTCGTCGCCGATCACCAAAGAGTTACCATCAGCATACTGCAAAATAGATCTGAGTTCCTTCATCTCTAACGTGAAAGAAGATTCTCCATTGAACATATTGTCCTTACTCGAAATCCTCGTGAAAACTTTATGATACGGTCCGAATACAAAGCGCGTCGCTGCAACGTAAAGACCGGCCTGTGCCATAATCACATTAACCGCTAAGCTCTTACTCAATACGGTTTTACCGCCGCCATTTAGCCCATACAAGATCATTCCATCTTTCACTTCTTCACTCTCACTAGTCAACTCCGTCTGAAGTGTTCCGCCTAACTTTACGTCGTTAGGAATATACTCTGTGTCCTTAAGTAGCCTTTCCACAATAGGGTGTCTTAGCTCCATGGAATCAACGTAACTTCCGTCTTCTGTACCAAGTTCAGGTCGACAGTAACCGTACATTATGGCGGTTTTAGAATTCGCCTTGGTGACATCGATTCTAGCAACGATTCCAGTAATCTTATCGAAAAACTCGCGATAGGTTAGGTGTAACCTCTCCAGCTCTGCCACATAGACTTCACGACCAACCTCGCGGAACTGCTCTTTCAGAATAACAAGACGTTCACTGGCAGTAACGATACCGTCGTTAACAATTCTGACATTGTTACCCGGATATTTCTCTAGGCGGTACTTACCGTTTTTCCAGGTATCAGTCTTCTTGATCTTGTCGTATCTAACCTTGGTTGTCATCAGGAAATGTCCGTACTTGTCCTTTCGCTCCAACTTAACATCACCCTTCGGGTCGTTCAGGGCAACTGTAAGTTCTGCACGCGAGTCTTCTAGCAGTGTGTTCCACTTGACCAGCTCCTCTTGCATCGCGTCGATCTCTGGTGAAACTCCTGGCTGAAAGATCGTCTCCTCGATGTCCCCAATCTTAAACTTCTGCATCTGTTCCAGATCAAATCTCGCGCTGTAATCGGCAATTAGTGTCATCAACTCTTTCACAGTCTCTGCACCATCGATACCTAACCAGTTAAGTTCATCGTCCTCAAAAATTTCTACGACACGGTTCAGAAGCCCGACCACCTGCCGGTAAGAGATGTCGAGACGAGCGAACTCGAAAGGTTGCAGACGATTCAGGTAGAGCCGACGGTGATAGCGTTTTAGATCGATAATCTCCACCAGAAACTTCTCCAGATCTTTAATGTTGGTGAGGTCTAGCAGGCGATCGATCAGAGTGTATCTGTGTTCTAGTTCGATACGGTCGGTTACCGGATTTAGCAGACGGTCCTGTAGGAGTCGTGCACCCATCCCGGTACTGGTCTTCTTCAGAATGCTAAAGAGACAGTTATTAGAAGCCCGATGATAGATATCCAGTTCTGAAACTGCATTATTGTACAGAATCAGTGTCTTCTGGTCCGAATAGATCCTAGGTTTTTCGATCTGCTCTACTAATAGTTTGCTATGCTCGTAGCCGAAGTCAATCAGCTGGACATAGGCGATCAGTGCAGTATCCTCTTGAACCAGATCCAGGTACTCAACTGGACTGAGCATACCACAATCCTTAAAGATCTTGCCCAGGAAGGTGTTCTGATACGACTTCTTAGTAAGCTGTGGGGCGATAGCGTTCCACTTTGACACCTTAGGAATATCCACCAGATGTCCCTCTTCCAGGAACTGAGTCTCTGTCATCGTTTTCATCCTCTTACTGCTAAGAACTAGCTCTCGTGGTGGATAAGTCTTGATAATCCGATGGATTTCGGGGAAGATAGAGGCCTGTTGGGAGTTGAACTCGGTGACCTCCGATTCACCGGTGGAGAGATCGATCACGGCAGCGCCAATCGAGTAGACCGGCTTGTTCTGATGGCTGTACTCTTCAACAAACAGAGAAAGGATGTGGTTTGGTTCCCACTGATCTACGTTGAGATCGGTACCCCGACTGATAATCTTGGTGACCTCACGCTTCTCCTTCTTCTGACCACGCTTGTTGTAAATGTAGTTGCCCGCCATCTGTTCGATCAGGATAATACGGTAGCCGGCATCCAAAAGGATGTTCTTAAACTTTTCTAGCTTATAGTCTGGGAAGCCGGCAAACCAGGGACTCGCATAGCTGGCACCGTCTTCCGGTTTCCAGTCGCTGCGATTGGACTTTTTGATGGTAAGCTGGATGTCCATAATATCGGCGAGACGCCCAATGGAGTTGGCTTCGCTGAGGTCGTTCTCGATCTCGTAAAGCTCAAAGAAGGAGCCTACCTGCATCAGTACAGCCGTGTAAGGTCCAAATTTCTTAGTGTACTTTCGTTTGTACTCTAGGTAGAGCTCGGTCATTGTCATATCTGCTTCGCTCTTTCTTGTCATCTTATGCCTTGATATAAACCCCAAATAAAGGTCTAAGCTGAATTAACATAAAAATTGACACCAACTTAGTTCTAGTGCTTATTTTTGAGTACATGCTCCCAAAATGATGCTCACAACGTATAACAAGGAACGTTTGCTTGAAGTCATCGAAGAGTTCCGCAAGAAGTCCATGTTTTGGCGTTTTGAGATGCTGATTTTGAAGTGTGTTCTCTACCGTAGCGTTTTCGGCATTAACGCCGATACTACTGATGATGCACACGTAGACCCCATTGTGCTTCGTACTATCCTCAAAATTGCGACCAACGCCAAAGACCACAAGTGGCGCACGGAGGTTGAGAAGGCTCATCAGGACTATGAGAACGCTGCTGTGAAGCACAAGTTTGCATTTGGTACCTACCAGGCCCTTCTCACTATGCTCTTCCAGAACTACTAACCGAAATTCATAAAATTGAACCGAAATTCATAAAATTGAACCTTTATTAAGCTTGTAATCAGATTAGAGTGAAGATGGACTTACTACCAGTAGAGCTAAAGCAGGAGATATTCCTATTTCTAACCTACTGGGAACTACAACACATAAGATCTATCTTCCCAGAAGTAGTAAAGGACCCCTACTTTAAGAAGAGGTCTCTTCCATTTGTAAGATTCTACCAGTACGGTTTCAGAAAATGTTGTGAGATGGGGTTTGCAGGGGCTGTTGAGCTATATACACACCTCCCTCTCATAGACCGTGTATCTCATCTTAAATTAGACATTTTTGAATATACTAAACGTCTTTCTCATCTAATACTCGCTGCTAAAAACGGACATGCAGAGGTTGTAAGATTACTGTTTAACGATTCTTACGTGAGCTACAATGTAAACGAAAGAGATGGTGGTTATACCGCTTTACATCATGCTGTGAATAGCGAACATGAAGATGTTGTTCGCGAGTTGTTGAAAGACCCTGGAATCAATGTCAATAGAACTGAGTGGCATACCGGCAGCACCCCTCTACATTTTGCTGCATACGATCGTTCTGAAACACTTACTCAACTGCTGTTGGATCATCCGGACATTGATCCACATCGTCGTAATTGGGACGGCATTCGTCCCATCGATATCGCTCTTGCTGAGGGAAACCAGGCTGTGGCTGAGCTTCTAGCTGCAGCTTAGTTCATAATTTAGAGTCTTATTCTATCTCAAAGTAAAATGTCTATGCGAAAAGGCCCTAAACCTACTTTTGAAAGCGTAACACAGCGTGCATATTTCAACGTCCAAAGCGGAAGGAAGTGCATTGGTATGTATGAATCAGCTCTTGATATCTGGTTGAGGGCTGCAACGGATGCTTCGCGCAACTCCAAGGATAAAGGTGATCTCTTTGAAGAGCTATGTCGTCGAATTCTCTTGTCGGGGCATCTATCCGGTCCGTACGGATGTATCGATGATGCCTGGTTGCTCCAAGATGTGCCCCAAACTGTTTGTGAGCATCTCAATCTACGTCGTAAAGATTATGGAATCGATATTATCGCATGTTCCGGAGACTCAACCAGGCCTGAGAGTGCAAAGTTTTATGCAATTCAAGCGAAGTTTAGGACTAGACGACGTCCACGTGGGAAAGCTGCCATTATAAACAGAGGTAAGATCTTAGTTAACTATCGTGAACTGGCAACATTTGAGGCAGCAGTTGCAGCTACCGGTCCTTACGCAGGTTCCTGTCTGATGACTTCTGCAGATGGAGGTCGCCGTGGTGCCAAACGTGACGGTAATAAATCAAATAAGCGAACGTTTGCGTATGGAACGCTAGTTAAACTACCCCAGCAGTTTTGGTTAGACGTCTCGTTGATGAATGGACAGCGGCTTGTAGAAGAAACACCAGAGCAGAAGATATCGATCGAAGATGTTCGCGCAGCTCGGTTGGCACGGTTCTCTTAAAAATTATATGGCAACTGAATATAATGCGGAACCAATATCTGCTGTTAGCCCTGCTTGTGATTGGCGTTTGTTTCGCTATCGGCGTCTGTAACTTCCAACTTAGCTGGAACGATAAGCCCATTCTCGAGCTCATGGAGAACTTCCCAAGTCCCGGGATGACCGGTGCGTACATTCGGAAGAACAGAAGCACCATCCCCGGAAGCGGTTCTACGGTTTTGGTACATATGGAGCCACCCGCACCGGTAGAGACTAACTTCTCTGGGCCACCTGGGAGTCCTAACCCCCCTACCGGTACGATCACCGTTCACGGCGCAGGAAAGGTCGCCAATCAGGTCTGGACTATTAAGGCACAGCTATCTGAAACGGAACTCCTTGCCACTAATGCCTGCAGCAACCTTCTTCTGACCAGAAGCGGACAACTTGATGATGAGAGCGCTCTTGAGATTGTGGAACTTAAGCTGGCTGACCAGAGCAATCAGGTGATCGATCTCGACAAATTTATGCAACAGGAAGGTTGCGTTGGGAACCCGATGAATACCTGGGTTGTTAACAGCGCTGGTGATACCTTCAAAGGCACCGGTGACCTTGATCACTGGTACAAGATTCGCGGAGGTCTCAAGAATGTAACAGTGGGTGGCGATTACGTTATGGGGACTTCTGCTGACGGAAAGATCTTTCGATGTAAGCGCCCGTGCAATCCTAAGAGTCAGTGGGAACAGGTCAGCGGTGGTCTCAACCAGCTCGACTTTGATTCTAGTCGTATTGTTGGCGTAAATAATAACGGAGAGATCTGGCGTACTAAGACCGTTGATGATGTAACTTCCACTAACCCCCAGTGGGAACAGATCGGTAACACTGCATCTCAGGTTGTAGTTACCAAGGCGCACACTTACACCATTAATAGTGATAATCACAACATTTGGTACTGTCCTAACCCTTGTAGCAATAACTGGAAGCTTCTTCCCAAGGTAAAGGTTCCTGGAAGTATTGCGCCTCAACAGTTGACCGCAAAGGTTATCGCTGTTGCTGATGCTACTGGTAATCTTCCTGCCACTTACTGGATTGTTGCAGCTGACGGAAGCGACCACATTATGAAGGGAACCATCAAGGGTGACGGAACCTTCGGTGCCCCTAAGCATGTCGAAGGACTACTTAGCTACGTTTCCATGGACAACGCATACGTTTACGGTGTTAACGCCGGTGGTGAAATCTACAGGTGTGCCCGTCCTTGTAACGGTCCCTGGCAAAAGGTTCACGGTGCCGCCACGCAGATCTCGAGTTACTCTAATTAAAATAGAGTAACGAGATCATGGAAATCACTCTGTCAGAGTATTTCTCTCAAGTTACTCGTCCTGAGGCAATGCAGCCATGATCAGGTTAACGAACAGAGGATGAGCCCGGTTAAACCTGGATCTATATTCAGGATGGAACTGACATCCAACGTAATACTTATGATTTTTCAATTCAACAATCTCAATGAGTCTCCTGTTCTCACTTGTACCGGCGACCCGCATCTCACTATTCTTCATAATATATTGGTGTCGGCTGTTAAATTCATACCGATGACGATGACGTTCTACAATTGTGTCTACATTCCCATAGTATTGTTTCACCTTCGAATTGTTAAGACAAGTGGTATAGTTACCCAGACGCATAGTTCCACCCATATCGTCTTCCTGTTGATCCGGTAAGATATCGATTATGTTTAGGGGTTCAGCGTTAGGGATCGGTTCCCACTCAGCACTATTAGCCTGACGAAATCCGAGAGAGCGTGCATACTCAACTACCATTACCTGCATTCCTAGACAGATGCCCAAGATCGGTACATCGTGCATTCTACACCAGCGTGCAACCTCTAACTTTCCGTTAATCCCACGCGATCCAAAACCGCCGGGGATAATCATAACATCACATCCTTGTAACGAATCGCTCGTCATGTTCTCTGTGTCGATCCAACAGATGTTAACACGACAACCACATTCCAAAGATGCATGTTCTATAGCTCGAATCAGTGAAAGATATGTGTCTTGCGACCCAACGTACTTTCCAGCAATACCAACCGCTAACTGAGGAAGACCGCATAATCTGTAGTGACGCAAAACATTAGTATAAACTTCAGGCAGAATGTTTGATCGTTCTTCCCAAAATTCAAAACGCAAGGCACTGAAAATTTTCTCAGCTACGTTCTGATTATTAAAAAGTTCGGGAACATAATGGATGTGAAGTACGTTAGTGTTATGAATGATACGATCTTGTTTAATCTGACAACCTAGCTCTAACTTCTTTAGAACATTGGGTCCGGGAATCTCTGAGGAGCGAACCACAAGAAGATCTGGGATGATTCCGAGTGACCTAAGGGTTCTGACGCTATGTTGAGTGGGTTTAGTTTTGAGTTCTCCGCTATCAACGATAAGGCTAACATGTACAAAGCATACATGATCCTCTTCTGCAGCAAACTGTCTAAGAGCTTCGACAAAGGGTGCAGTCTCCATATCGCCGATAGTGCCACCCAGTTCGATTACACAGAATTCTGGAGGACCGTGTCCAACATCTATATCAGCTCCCTCTTTAATGCGTTTTTTGATTTCATCCGTGAGATGGGGAACAATCTGAACAGTTTTACCAAGATATTCACCTGACCGTTCACGATCAAGAACTGCTTTGTACACCTGTCCAGTAGTGATGTTATGCGCACGGGTAAGTTCGATATCTAAGAAGCGTTCGTAATTCCCAAGATCTAGATCGGTCTCTCCACCGTCTGCAAGAACGTAACACTCACCATGTTCATAAGGGGACATCGTACCGGCATCGATATTAAGATAAGGATCTATCTTGATAGAGGTAACGCTATGGCCTCGATGCTTAATGAGGAAAGCGATGGAGGACGCAGTGATACCTTTGCCAAGGCCAGAAATAACACCACCAGTCACTACGATGTATCGCATTATACCTTAGCAGATATATTTGAAAGACTTATTCAACTCTTCATCTTTTTTGATTAGAATAGATATAATGCGACGTTTGCTTCTGTTGCTTGGTATTTTGTTACTGGCAGTAATCGGTATGGTTTTTGCCCCTTATGCGGCTGAAGGTTTCTCTAACAGTAGTCACAACGTTCCTCTGAGTTTAGTCAGCCAGGATGGAAAACCAATCTCAGGCTATCATGTGATTCTATATCCTGGACCTCAGGGACATGGTGGCCATTACGATCTTGTTGGTAAAGGTCATGAGTTTAGATGGAATATCCCAACTGGTGGCCCTCCCACTGTTGGTGGACCATTTGTGATCAAGGGTGTTTCTAAATGTTCTCATGCAGAATTAACTATCGGTAGCCACGGAACTGCTAAGCTGTCTATCTTTGATCTCTCGCAACCCCGTATTCATGTTGATCCCTCTCACTATGCTAAGCACCACAGCTGCCCATCCTGCACACACAAGGTTCCTCATGGTCATGCACCTACTCCTGGTCCTACTCCTGGCCCTACTCCTGGCCCTACTCCTGGCCCTACTCCTGGCCCTACTCCTGGCCCTACTCCTGGCCCTACTCCTGGCCCTACTCCTGGCCCTACTCCTGGCTCTCATCCGGTAGGCCCGCCCCCTCCTGGGACTGGTGGTTCTGGAGAGGCTCCAAGTACTGGTCCTCTTGATCCTTCACAGATCATTAGCGGAACCAATGTTGGTAGCTGCGTTGGTGTTACATCTCAGTACAACGACACCTGTATTCAGGGGCACAACGATCCCAACTGGTGCTCTACCTTTGGTAAGGAACACTGTAAATGGATCCCTGGGCCTACAACTCCTGATGTACCTGCTGTCACGCCGGCCGTGATTGCTCCGCCTAAGCCTAAACCTAAGCCTACACCCCCTCAGGTAAGTGGTAATTACGAATGGGTGCTCTGGAATAACCCCTCGTCAACCAACCCACCTTATGGCACTCTATCATGGGGTGGAGGCAGCAATTACAAACTTCCCGCTATTGCTGCATCTCAATCAAATCCGAATGGACCACTGGTTGTAACAGGACAGATCAACTACGCAGCTGGTGGCAATGCACAACGCGGACAATTTAGAGCACGTAATCAGCATGGTTACAGTGGTACCTATTACAATCCGTCCAAGGTATATGTATTAAAATCCACTGGTACTGAAACTAATGTAAACTCATCGGGTGTATCTATTAAGGCTCCATCAACAACAACCAATTCTTCAGAAGCAGTTAAGTTTATTACTACAACTGGTGCCTACTATGTTTGTTTCTCTAATGGTGATCCTTCGATCTCACTAACTAATCAGCCACATCCGTGTGGTGGATGGACACCCAACTTTATTAGAAACTATTAATTTTTTAAACCATATGATTATATAAGATGAGGTACTTGCCTTTTATAATCTTACTACTTGCGGTTATCGCGTTATCTGTCTTCTCTGGTTCTATTGAACCTTTTGTACCCGGTAGTAACCCGAACACCTATACTCCTGATACAAAGCCTATGCCAGGAAGCAATCCAGATACCTGGAGTCCTAACGTCAAAGAATGTCCTAAGTATCCGGGACAGTTCGTAGATGGTAAACAATCTGACGGTAAGAGTTGTCCTCAGTATCCGGACCAGTTTGTAAAGGACAAACCGTACCATAAACCTGATCATAAGAAGCCCGATACTATGCGTCACACTCTAAGCTGTCAGATTCAGCCTGGTGAACTAAAACATCTTGATAAGAAGTGCAAGACATGCATTAAAGATTATAAGGAGGCCCGTAAAGCTTACGACAAAGATATGAGCACACCTCTTGTTTTCAAGCGCGACGGGGAGTTCTATGTTTATATCTACAAGAACAGTCCCTATCACAAGGAGTTCGGCTATTTCGGAAAGCGTTCTTATGGGCGCGATCGTAAACTCGCTCTCAAACTTTTCCGTGAGAACTTCCCCAACGTTCAGCCGATCCCTGACATCCTTCTTTATGACGGCAACCCGGTGGAGTCTGCCCGGAACTGTCCTTTCATTATGCACGATGGTAATCCCTGTAGCTCTCGCGCTTGTCGCAGCGTTGATTGGAGTCAGCGCGACCTTTCCAAACAGAATCTAAGTGACGACTGCAAATGGAACATTGCTAGCTATTGCACCCAAAATGCTGGACGAGACCCAAGTTGTGCGTGCTGGAATACGGAGGGTGAGTTCTATAACACTGAGTACTGCCGTAAGTTCCGCAAGAACTTTGAAACACCTAGAGATTATAAATGTAAGATTGACTTGTTCGAGATTGAAGAACATCCGGACATGAAGAATTTTATACGTAAAGACCGAATCCCATGTTTCAATTGTGATTTAGACGCACCAGCCACTAGGAAACCTCTAGCACGACGTTGGACCAGTCCTACTCATTAACTGTCAACTTAAAATTATATTTAGATATAGTTTAACTATAATTATGTTCGAATGTGATATTGATAACTGTACTTATAAAACAAAAAATAAAGCACATATAAAACAGCATAAAGCAGAAATTCACAACATTAATGTAAAGTGGTTTAGTTGTGACATTAATGATTGTAATTATAAGTGTAAGCGTAAATGGTCACTCAAGGTACATAAGCAAAATGTACATAATATTAATGTAGAATGGTTCTATTGCAATATAAACAATTGTAAATATAAATGTAAAAAGAAATACCATCTTAAAAAACATAAAACTTTAGTACATAATATTGATGTTGAATGGTTTTACTGTAATATAGAAGAATGTAATTTTAAATGTAAACTGAAATACAT